TTCTGGTTACGAATCTACGTGGAACTCTACGTAAACGTAATTTTGATGAAGGTAAGACTCCAGTTTCACCATTTGAGGTGACATCCAATTCATCCATAATAACATCTTGTGCAAGATAATCTACTTCATACCAAGTATTTCCATTTGAATCAACAATACTTTCTATACCAATTATATCTTCTTCTGGCATCAATACCGATGTAAATTTTTGTGCACTTCCAAAAGTAAATGTAGTAGTTTTTTCCTCTGCTGCTACTAACGGTGCGGGTTTTGTGATAATAAACGTTGATGGATTTCCACCAGAAAATGTGTTAATGATATAATTTTCTGATGTGATGTCGGAGAAATTTACATCTTCAGTTAATCTAAATTGAATAGAGGTCTGACCGACTGAGGAAAAAGCACTACCCTTTGCTACTTTAACTAAATACTTTGGGTCAGGAACATACACACCATTTTCAAGTACTGCTGGTGCAACCTGATATAGTGTAGCAATTGTTGTCGATGGTGAAACTAATTTTGGTTTGTATCCAAGAAACTGTGCAATTGAAATTACGTTTTCTTGTTGTTCCGCATATTCTAATAAATTTTCTTTAAATTGATTATCAATGTAAAATGAAAGGACATCACCAATATATGATGCCATTTCAATAAACATCATACCAGGAGATGTTTCATTAAAATCTGAATATGAGTTTGGATAGTATGCCTTAGCAAATTCTATTAAGTTTTGTCTAAAGTCGGTAAACGTCTTTGAGACATAATTAATTTGCTTAACATTTGGTCTTGGTTGTATAGTTACCTGTTGATTACTTGCCATTTAGTACTCCAAATTAATTAAGTCTACGAATACGACGAGCATTTTCCATTTCTCTTGCACGTCTATCTCGCTCTGCTTGTGTTTTTTGTGCAAATGTGTTTGTTCCTTCAACCGTAGTTGGTTCCGTTCCGAACGAAACTGTCGCTGTTCCTAAGATATTAGTCAATATATTTACTTCATCTTCAACATTACGATTCTGTCTAAATCTATAATTACATTTTATGTTGATGATATTTTCATCATCTGTTTTATTAATCTGAAAATCTGTTAATTCTATAAATGGTAACCAACGGTCTACTGCTTCCGCAACAGCTAAACGAGCACTTTCCAAAGTTTCTTCGGTTAATGGGTCAAACAATATTTTCCATAAATCACACCCCAAATCAGGTTGACCAACACGTTCTCCTTTCTTGGTAAGAATCAAATTCTTAAAGTTAGAACGAACTTGTTGGATTACTGTTGTAGATTGGTCGAACATTCCTGTTGGGCCCAACCGTGCTGGTAATGTGATTCCGATAAACTTCTGAGCCATCTAAATCTCCAATTAGGTCAACTTCATTGCTTTCATCAATGCCGAATAATCTTTATTGATTGCTTGTAATGCTGGATTATTTGGGTCTACGCCTTCTGGTGTTGGCATTACTGGTCCAACATTCTTTGATGTGGCCGTAATGGTATCACCCAAACGTTCCAATCCCATCATTTGAGCAAGTTGATTACGAGAAAATTTTGGTTTTGCAGTTGCAGTTTCATTAACTGATTTTGCTTGAGTTTGTTTGATTTCCGCAACAGCTTCGCCAAGAATTTCTGGAAGGATTTTTTTAACTGCTTTTTCTACAGATTCCTCAATCTGTTCCTTGACCAGTTCCTTGACATATGCTCTAAATAGTGCTTTATCCATATTATTACCCTCTACTGGTTATTGAATCGTCCAAGAACCGTGTTTCGTGTTTCTTGGTTTTTTAATGATTGTCTATACTTGAACGGATTTTCTTGTTTTTTAAGTTCTGTGTCTAATGCCTTAACTGATGCTTTTTGACGTTGTTGTTTAATTCTATCTATTTTAGTTTTGATATAGTTTTTAATTTGCCCGTATGATGGCCGTCTTGGTGGAAACGGTATCGTTATAGTTGGTACAGTAGGAATATTTCTTGGTAAAGGTAATCCACTAATGTATTTTCTTGCCGCTCCAATAGTTCTTGCTTTAACTTGGTCCAAACTACCAGTTGTGAACAAACTGTCTGGTATAACTGCGTTTAATACAGTAAACTGTGGTATTTCTGGTATGCTGCCCGAAGGTATAACACCTGCTAGCGATTGAAACGACCCAGATATATCTGCGGTATTGATTGGTAATAGGTTACTTGGTACTCCTAGACTACTACCCGAGGGTATCGTAACAGTTACTACCTCGTCTACTATATCTTCTCTAAACGGATTATTTATCGGTAATAAATTAGTTGGTATTGCCATAATCAGTTAGTCTTAGAAGTAAAATTACTTGTACTGTTGAATATAGCAGATTGTGGAGTTCCAGGTAAACCTAATTGATTTAATAATCTACCTAACTCGAATGTGACCGTTGGGTTGAAAAACGCAGGTCCAGTAGCAGTTAGTACGGTTGCGGCTGATAATACTCTTACCAAACTGGTTAACCACGTTGCTAGTTCGCCACCTAAAACCATCGGTTGACTTTCATCACCGTCTGAACCTATAAATATCTTTTTACCCGATATTATGTAGTTTCCTGACGTTCCCTGAGAAATGTCGTTTGTTACATTTAAGTTTATTGAACGAGCATTCAAAATAAAATCTTGTGGTGTACTGATTTCTATATCTCGTTCTGCAGTTATGAATACTGACTTTGCCGAATCTATCGTAATTGACTCCACTGCACTTAAATTGATTTCTTTCTTTGAAAATAAGGATATTTCATTTAATTTACTGTTTAAAATAAGTCTATCAGAATTTACAAATATTTGTGCCCCAGTGTACTTTGTAGAATCGGATGATTCGGTTGACCGTAAGTGTGAAACGGAAGTTTTTGTAGCGGGGTCTAATACTATCTTTTCATCTACTACCATCCAGATACTACTTTTGTCTTTATTAATATCTTCGTAAGTTAATCCGTATGGTCCTCCGGCAACTGTTTCGTTCGTTCCGTCATTATCAATATCAATAGAAGTAACTTTGTTTGGACTTTGCCCAACTGTTAATAGTAAATTTGCTTGTGGAGCGGAAGTACTTGGATTACTGAACAGACTAGAACCAAACCGAATTGTATTTCCAAACCGTCCGTTTATAATTAAATCTCCTTCGTTTGGACGAAGCATACGAACACTAGGGTTTTCACTAAATTCATCACCCAAACTAAACTGTTGTTTCAGTCCCCATGGTCGGTATGGACTTCCACCTTGAGCGGCTAATTGTGCTGAATTACTTTTATCTTGTGTATCTATTGATGGTGAAAATCTTTCACTCAATCCAGGCCATGAACTTTCTGTAGTTTTGTTTGTAGAATTAATTCTTCGTGTGTAAAACAATCTCCCAAGTGAATAAAACACCAATACTAATTCATTTTTTAGTGGATATTCTCGTATACTAGTGTCTATTGGTGATACCCAATTTAACTCTTCTTTTGGAACTCCACGGTCACCTGGAATAAATCGTACTTTTACCATCCCAACATTACTTCCGTCTGGTGCATACTCTGGATGTGCTTCATTTAAGATAACATCTTCCACCAATCCGTCTTGATACGGTGTTGGTTGAGTAACCGCAAATCTTGGGAACTGTGATGCCCCAAGTTGATTAATGTCTATATTATATGCGGTAGGTCCGAAAGATGACATTATTTTGTCTCTGCGAATACATCATCTAAGTCCTTCACATCTTCTTGAAGGTCTTGGATTTCTACCTTGATATCTTTTAGTAAAGCGTTTTTCTCTTCTTCTGATAATAGACTGTCCAATGATGCATTAGATTTAACACCAACAGACACAATACGTTGTGCAATTTGTGCAACACGGACTAAGTGTTCATCATTTTTGACGTTCACTTCCAAGAATCCCTGCACAATAGGTCCAATCACCGCCGCATCTTCTGGAGTGCGAATGAGTTGGACCATTTTCATAATAAACGAGTTGATTTGAGCCCGTTTACTGTCTGTATTTTTGTGTATTTCTGAGAAAATATCAGCTAGACTTTTCCCATCGTACAGTTCGGAAT